CAATTTCAATAGGTAGAAATAGAACAAAATCAGGGTATTAAATGAGTAAATTTATATTTAAAATGTATTTGACATTCATTTTGATAGTCTTTAAAATAAAAAATTTATGGCGTATTTAAACGGCACAGACTATTTATTGCAAATTCAGGACGTTAATTTGCAACAAATCATTAATTCAAACGTCGCAATCAGGGAAAATGCAGACCTATTGGCCGAAGCCGAAGCGCGTTCGTACTTAATACAAAAGTATGATTTTGACGCGGAATTGGTAAAGACAGGGACAGCAAGAGACCCGCAATTGTTGGCGTACATTATCGACATTGCTTTGTTTCATTTGCACAGCAGAATAGCACCGCGCAACGTTCCTGAATTAAGACAAACAAGATACGACAACGCAATTTCGTGGCTTAAAATGTGCGCATTTGGAGACGTGACGCCAAAATTAACGCCGATTTCGCCCGCACAGGGTAACCGCATAAGATACGGCGGGAATACTAAAAACACAAACCAATACTAAAAATGGGAATATTTGACAAACAAATCAAAGGGGTTAAAAATCTTTTTAATTATACGCAAATTTTGGCACCGCAAGAAAGCAACCCGAAAAATTTAGGGTCGCGAGTTATGCCGTTACAGTTGCAACGTATCAAACAAGACACGTTAACGTGGCGCGAGGGTATCGAAGAAGCCGAACGCGCTTACGTTCCATTTCGTGTAAAAATGCAAGAAACATTCGTTGACACGATTTTAAACGGTCACGTTTCGGCTTGTATTGAGCGAAGAAAAGATTTGACATTATTGCGTGATTGGCAAATAATAAACCCCGACGGTTCGGTAAACGAAGACGTCGAATTGCTATTGAATTCCGCTTGGTTTAATAAATTTATGTCGTTTTCGTTAGATACAATCTTTTTTGGCTATACCCTTGTGAGTTTGGGAGACATTAAAGACGGAAAATTCGAAGACATTGAAATAATTAAACGTTGGAACATTTCGCCCGACCGCAAGGTCGTTTCGTCGGTTCCATACGATACAAACGGCGTAAGTTTTGAAGCGGACGAGTTTAAAAATTGGCACGTTTACATAAAAACAGTTAACGACATCGGTTCGTCAAAATGCGGGTTTGGGTTGCTTTATTCCGTTGCTTTGTACGAAATATTTTTGCGTAATTTATTGGGTTACAATGGCGACTTTGTAGAATTATATTCGCAACCTTACAGAATAGGGAAAACAAACAAAACGCAAGGAGTTGAACGCGACACGTTCGAAGACGCCGTCGCCAATATGGGTTCGGCAGGTTATGCGATTTTGGACGCAATGGACGACACAATCGAATTTTTGGACAGTTCATTGGGCGGGACAGGTTACAAAGGATATGCCGATTTGGAGCAACGTATCGAAAAGAAAATTTCGAAATTGATTTTAGGACACGCCGACGCATTAGACAGCACAGCGGGAAAAATCGGAGCAAGTCAGGGCGAAGAAAGTCCAACAGCGCAAGCGTTAAAAGACAAACAAACAAAAGACGGCGTTTTCGTTACGGACGTAATCAATTGCGAGTTATTGCCGAGACTTCGAAATTTAGGTTTTGCAATTCCCGACGCCGTTAAATTCGAGTTTAAAAACGACAGCGAACAAAACGAAACAAATAATAATATTGTCGAAATGGCGGTCAAAATAAAAAACGCAGGCTTACAAATGGACAAAGACTATTTTGAAGAACAAACGGGAATAAAATTATTTGATTTGCCCGCCGTCGCTTCAAGTCCAACACCAAGTCAAAGCGTAAAAAATAGACTAGAAAGTTTGTATAAATAATGAATTACACACAACAGCAAATCGACGCATTAATCGAGGGGGTTTATAACGGGTCAATTACGACCCGCGATTTGCCCGTTGGGTTATACAATGCAATTTCGACAAAGTTGTTGTCGGCATTGGGAAGCGTTGAGGGGTCGCCAAGTGTAAGCCTATTAAACCAATTAAAAGAAAATATTTACATGTTTTCAGGTGCAAAGGTTTACCAACAAATTCAAGAAATTAGCTTGTTAGCTAATAACGAAACTATAAAATCTTACGCAAATTTTAGAGACGAAGCGTTGGGAATTTATAAGCAATATAATAAAAATTGGCTAGAAACGGAATATAAAACAGCAATTGGACAGGCACAAAGCGCGACGCGTTGGGAACAAATCGAAGCGCAAAAATTTGAATTGCCTTATTTGCAATATAGCGCCGTAATCGACAAAAACACGTCCGACATTTGCAAACCATTAGACGGAATTTGTTTGCCTGTTGAAAACAAGTTTTGGAATGTAAACACACCGTTAAACCATTTCAATTGCCGTTGCACAGTTATACAATTTGACAAAACAGACGCAACACAAAAGGGAATAACACCAAAAGAAGACGCCGACAAAGCAACCGAAGAAATTTCAAAGAATAGACACCCTTTGTTTGAGGGCAACAGCGGAAAAGATAGGCTAATTTTTAATGATAAACACCCTTATTTTGAAGTTCCAAAAGTCGACAAAGAATTTGCAAAAACAAATTTTGGTTTGCCAATTCCACAACTTGAAAGCGTTTTCACACCCGCCAAAACGGTATCGGAAGCGAGAACAAACATTTTAAACATATTTGAAGAAAATTTGGGAATTAAGGGAAAATCGGTTGGCGTATCAAAAGATTTAACATTGGCAGACTTAAACGCAAGGAGCGAGCAATTATTTAATTTGACAAAAGAATATAATATTGGATTTAATAAAAATTCAGTTCCCGAAATAAAATTTCAATCGACGGGCGGGGCGTACGGACGTGTTAATTATTTTTACGACGGTAGATTGAAATCAATGAATTTCGGAAGTAGATTTGACGCGTCAAGGGCAATTGAAGACCGAATAAAAATAACACAAACAGGGTTTACAGGTTTTGCAAAATCAAAAGTAGACTTTGACAAATTAAATTTGTCGACATTAACGCATGAGTTCGGACACACTATTGCCGTTTCAGATATAAGAACGGATTTTGCAGGATTTAAGGATTTTTGGGACGAAATGAAAGCATTAAAAAAAGCATATAACACCGAAATAAACAAATTGGCTACAATTAAAGACACGGCAAAATTAAATGAATTATATTTGGGAGATTATGCACGAACAAGCGTTGACGAATTTTTGGCCGAGGGTTTCACAGAATATAAATTAAAAACGAACCCGTCAAAATACGCAACAGAAATTGGAAAAACAATTGACAAATACTTTAAAAAATAAAAAAATTATGGAAGCAATAAATTTGGTTTGTTTTAAATGCAAACATTTTCGAAGATTTACAGGCGACGGCGGTTGTGACGCGTTCCCAAAAGGTATTCCGAACGAAATAACTTCGGGAGACAACAAGCACAAAGAACCATTAAAAGGACAAGAAAACGACATCGTTTTTGAACCAATAAAAGAAACATAAAACAATGGCGTCACAGTTTGATTTTAGACGGGTGCAAATAAGGTTAAAAGAAGCCGAAAAGGGTTTGTCTTTGTCGTTGGCAAATATTGCTAAAAATGAATTTTTAGACAATTTCAGGGAGCAAGGTTTTAACGGCCAAAAGTGGCGCGAAGTTCAAAGACGTATCGCAGGGACAAAAGCGTATGCAGGGAGCAAAGATAGGGGCAAAAGAACCCGCGCAATATTACAGGGCAAAGGTTCGGGACGTTTGCGAAAAGACGTCGCAAATTCAGTAAGCAACGGCCAAAAAAATAGTGAGTTAAGCTATACTTTAATAGTTAAAAACGAATACGCAAGTTATCACAACGACGGAACGGCAAAAATACCGCAACGTCAATTCGTCGGAATGACTGAAAAATTAAATAAAAAGATTTTGAACAAAATAAACGAAAAATTTTCGCAAATATGGTAAACGTGATAAACGAAATTGTCGCGCAACTTCGCGCAATTCCTGAATTAAAATTAGTAACTATTTGGAATAATCAATTTAGCTACATGGACGACGGCGAAATCTATTCTTTTCCTATGCCTTGCGCATTTGTTGAGGTCAACGCGGACAATTTCGAGCAGTTAGGAAACAACTTTCAAGCGTCGGACATTAATATAAAAATACATATTGGACAGGATTTTTACAACGGTTCGAACATAGACGAAAATTTGACTATCTTTGTACTTCGTGACTTGGTAGTCAAAAAGTTATCACGTTTCAAACCAACAACCGCAGGCGATTTGGTTAAAACGAGCGAAAAACAAGACTTTCAACACACAAACGTATATCATTACGAAATAGATTTTATAACGCATTACGTCGACAATACGGCAGTAATTGCCGACATATTAACAACACCGCCGACAGGCTTACAAATACAATAAAAAAGAAATGGCAAGAACAATTGAACAAATACAAGCGGGAATTATAGCAGACATACAGGCGACGCCTGAATTGGCCGAAGCAAACAGCACGAGCAGGCGCGCAATTTGGCGTTTATTCGCATTTGTGCAAGCGTCGGCGATTTTGTTATTAGAGCAAATAATCGACGTTTTTACGACTGAAAACGACATAAAAATAAGTAAGGCAATACCCGCGACGGCGAGTTGGTTAAACGCAAAAGTTTTAGAGTTTCAATATTCAGCAACAAACCCGCAAATCGTGCAATTGATTAATTTTGCGCCCGTTTACCCTGTAATTGACGCGTCATTGCGTTTGATTTCGCGTTGTTCGGTTGTGACTACAATATCAAATCAGGTAATTATAAAAGTAGCTAAAAATGACCCGCCCGTTGCATTAACGACGACGGAATTAAGTTCGTTGCAATCGTATATTAATAATATTGGAATTGTGGGCGTTTCTTACAATTGTCAAAGTTTGACGGCCGACAAAATACATATCGAAGCCGAAATCTATTTCGACGGTCAATATAGCACGGTAATTTCGGGAACTGTTGAAAATGCAATCGACAATTTTTTATCTAAATTATCATTTAACGGAAATTTAAAGGTTTCAGATATTGAGTTGGCAATTAGAAGCGTTACAGGAGTTAACGACGTGTTATTGAAAAATATAAAAATGAGAAGCGACGCAACGGCATTTGTCGACGGTACTTTTTTAGTACAAAATAACACGGTTATTTCGAGAATATTCCCGACAATTTCGGGTTATGTAGTAGAAGAAACGACAGCAGGCCAAACTTTCGCCGATAAATTAACTTACATAGCGAATTAATTATGTATAATATTGACTATAATACAACGGTCGAAAATCTTTTGGTACCCGACAAAAGGACAAAAAAAACAGTCGCATATAATACGGCGTTGGTTGCCGACGTCGCAAACAATCATAATTTATTATTCAGCAAATATAAAGATTTTACAATTTTGCCAATTTGGACGGCGGGAACGTATGCAAAAAATGAATTGATACGATACGGGAAAAGTATATTTCAAAGCATCGAAAACGGAAACACAACCCAACCGACATTCTCAAACACTTGGCGTTTGGTATCGGACAACTTTTTGGGTTCCGATTTTAGGTTGGAAATCAGGGGCGAAAAATTAAACCTTGAATTTGCATTAAATACATGGTTCGGTACTTTGTTCAGACAACCAAGCGTCGGTTTAAGCGACATTTATTTGGTTACAAATCCAATTGCACCAATTAGCGTTTTTAGGGTCGGAAATAGCGAGTTTGAAAGTTCAAAAGTCTTTTTAAACATTAGCGACGAATTTGTAATTAACTATTATAGCTTTTCGGCGCAATACAATTTAACAATTAACGTTCCGTCGGCTTTGTTTTTATCACTTGGAGCAACGGACGATATTAGAAATTCAATTATACGTAATTTCGCAGACAAATACATAAACGCAGGTTTAACCTACACTTTAAATACATATTAAAAATGAAAATTTTAAACATTTCAGACGTTAGCAGTTCAAACGCTTTGCCAATCAAAGCGGGGACGTTGCAATTTTTACAGGACGCACACAAAGAAGCAATCGCGGGACTTGTTACAAACGTGATACCGTTGCCGTTGCCAAATACGGTTTATATTTTATCAGGGTGCAAAAATTTAACAACGGCGCCAATTTATACGCTAACGGCGGGGGTTTTATTTTACAATGGCGAAATTTTCAACTTTGACGGCGCGACATTTACTTTGACGGGTTTACAAAAAGCCTATGCAAGAATAGAAACGACGCAATATTTGACAAACGCCGATCCCGTACAATTTACCGACGGAGTTAGTCGCAATGTTCACAACATTAGAAAAATTGTAATCGAAAACACCGTGACAAGTTCGGGTTTACCTGAATTTGTGGACTTTATTAATGTAGGGCAATGGAAAGACGCGACGGACGCGTTAAATTTGGCCGTTACAACAATGCAGGCGACGGATATTTCTTTGCAAAATCAAATCAATATATTAAGCGCATCTTTGCCGAAAAACATAGGTTATATTTCAGGGTTAAATTTACCCGTTTTAAGTGGGTCTTTGACTGTTGGCGGGAATATTACAAGCGCAACAGGAACGGCAAGCGACGGGATTTTAGTTACAATGCAAAACGCAATGCCAAATATTAACTATTATGTTCGTTGTATCGTTGAAAGTCAGGCAGGCTACACGTTAGACAGTCAGGTTGCGGGGTCGTCGTTTAAAAAAATAAGTACAACGCAATTTTATTACATCGTTGCGGAAACGGGAAGCGCGACGCAAAATTTAAAGGTGCATTTTGAAGCCGTAGCGTATTAAAAAATGAGCGTATCAAAACAAAGACGAGTAACGGCGTACCCTAGCCCCTTAAACTTTAAAAAGTTAAAGGAAACAACGGACGCCCGAAACGTAAGTAAAAGCAAAGTAATAAACGAAGCGTTAACCGTCTATTTTAAAGATATTAAAACAATTTAATTAATAATTTTATTGTTTTTATTAAAAAAAGTATTACACAATTTAGAATAAACCTAAATTAAAATAAAAATTTTATACATTTGTATTATGATTTATTGCATTGACGAAAATATCGACGAACCAATTATGCTAATTAACACCCACATCGGTTTTGACGAAGTGGACGGAATGGGTATTGACGGGGCGTTGTTTCAAAAAGAATTGTTATATTTGGACACGTTAGGAAAAAAACGTATTCAAATTTGGATAAATTCAATAGGCGGGGTTGTCATGGACGGATATTCGATAGCGTCGGCAATCATTAAAACCAAAACACCCGTTGACACGTTTAACGTTGGTATTTGCGCAAGTATTGCGGGCGTGATTTTTATGTGTGGACGTAACCGCGTCGCAATGGATTACAGTTTGTTAATGATACACAAACCAAGCGGGGGCAACGACGAAAAAGTTTTGGAGTTAATGAAAGAAAGTTTGGTAACAATGTTGACAGCAAAAAGCGGTTTAACAATGGAACAAGTTTCCGCATTAATGGACGCGACTAGTTGGATAAATGCAAGCGAATGTTTAAAAATGGGGTTCGCAACTGAAATCGAAAAAACGGCAAAAGCCGAAACAATAACGGCAACGAATTACGCCGATATATTCACGCAAGCGAATAAGATTACAAATAAAATTTTAAAACCAATAATTAACAACAAAAAAATTATGTTAAAAGTAACAAACAAGTTAGGTTTAACCGAAGACGCAAACGAAGAAAGCATTTTGAACGCTATCGAAAAAATCGTCAACAGTTCAAACGCGGAAGCCGAAACAATGAAAAAAACAATTTCGGACATGGAAACGGAATTGGCATCGTTAAAGGAAAAATACGACGCTATGATTATCGAAGTAGAAACAGAAAAAGAAATGTCCGAAGAAAAAGAAGCAACCGACATGGTTACTAATTTCGCAAAATTGGGACGTATCAAAAACGAAGACGAAAACGTAAAAATGTGGGTTAACCTTGCAAAAGCGGATTTTGACGGAACGAAAACAATAATCGAGAATTTGCCTTTAAATGTAATTGCAAATAAAATCGAAAACGAAGACAAAAAAGACGAAACAGTTTTTAAAAACGGTTATGATTTTTTGAACTTTGAACAAAAACAAATTAACAACAAAAACAAAAAATAAAAGAATATGTCAGTAAGTTTAACAACAGCAAATTTTACCCAATTCGAAAAAGGGTTTTTTATCACGGAAGCCGTTATCGGTTTAGACACAATTAACAAAGGTTTGGCCTATGTTGCGCAAGGCGTACATAATGACCAATACGCGTTCCCTGTATTAACGGCAAACGTAGTATTAAACCCAAGAACAGATTTACCTGTTGACAACGACACAACCGTTTTGTCAAATAGAACGATTACGTTAGGAGCGTTTGAAGCGTTCGAAAAATTCGACCCGTCAATCTTTGAAAACCATTGGCACACAACAGAACTTGCAGACAAAATGTTGTCTCGTTCATTGCCTGCAACTTTCGTTAATTATTTAGGTTCATATTACACGGCAAAAACTTTTGCACCTGTTGAACGAATGATACATGAGGGGTCAATCTCTTACACAACTTCAGCTAGCACACCCGCATCGGCTAATTATTCAATCAAACATTTTGACGGTTTAATCAAACAAGCGTTAAACGCTACAACACCCGCTTTGCAAGTTGGAACGCCTATTGCTTTGACAAGTGCAAACATTATTGCAAAAATGGAATTGGCTAAAAACTTAATGCCGAAAGCATTATTAGCAAGCGCAGACCGTTACAAAAAACTAAAATTTATCATGTCAGTTGAAGACGCGCAAAAATATGAAGACGCGTTGGTAAATACAACCTACAAAAACAACGACACAACCGAAGCGGGTTTAAACCGTTACAAAGGTTATACAATTGAAGTAACAGCGGGTTTACCTGAAAACACTTTTTACTTTTGTGAAGCTACTTCACAGGTAACGTCAAACATTCAATTGGCTGTCGCTTCATTAGATAACCTTTCGTTTATCGTTGACCGTTACGTTTCATACGCGCAATTATGGTTTTACAAAGCAATTGCCAAAATGGGCGTTGGTATCGCAAAACCTAGCGAGTTTGTAATTTACACAACAAAAACACTTGCGAATTTCAACGCATAATTTGAAAAAACTTTTTAAGATAACCGCCTTTAAAATAGGCGGTTTTTCTTAATTAATTTACAAACATAAACCAACAAAAAAAATGGCTTTAAATAACATTAGTTTTGTAAAAGGAAAAGGCGGACTTGGGCGACCATTGGCGGGCAAGGACTACATTAGTGGACTTTTGTTTTATACAAATACGTTACCGAGTGGCTTTACCGCTACAAACAGAATAAAACAAATCTTTTCGGTTGCTGACGCCGTAGCGTTGGGAATTGGTAAAACATACGCAGACGAAACGCAAGCGTCGGGAGTTTATACCGTTACAGGAATGGGCGCAACGGGCGACAGTATCGCGATTAACTTTTTAGAACCTGAAAGCAAAACAATTGTTTTAGGTACTTATGTTAAATTAGCGACAGACACAACCGTTTTACTAGTTGCAACGGGAATTGTTAGCGCAATCAATGCAAATACTTACATTCACGGTTATAGCGCAACAGTTGGGGCGTTGGGAGCGTTTACAGTAAAAGCAAGAAAAGGACTTGGAATTTATGCAAATACCGTAGGACTTTTAACCGCTACAATCGCGGGAACAATTGCGGGAAGTTTAACGACGCCGTTTTCGGGTGGGGTTGCGTCTTTGCAAGCGACTTGGTATTATCATATTTCGGAATTTTTCAGAATTTCGCCAAAAGGTTTTCTTTGGTTAAATTTTCAAGCCGTACCCGCTTCGTACACTTATGCGGAAATACAATCGTTTCAAGAGTTCACAGGGGGCGCAATGCGTCAACTTGGTATCTTTGTAGATAGTAAAGCATTGGCGGTTTCAGATACAACAGCAATTCAAAGCATTTGTAATTTATTGGACGCGGAAAAAATGCCTTTATCGGTAATTTATGCGGGCGATATTAAATTGGTTACAACGATTTCAACTTTGACGGATTTGGCGACATTTTCAAACAATAAAGTTTCAATTGTTATAGGTCAGGACGGAGCAGGACAAGGGAACGCAATTTGGTACGCAACGGGCAAATCAGTTACAACTTTAGGCGCAACGCTTGGGGCGGTTTCATTATCAGCAGTTAGCGAGAATATCGGTTGGGTTGCCAAATTTGACATGTCAAACGGTATCGAATTAGATACTATTGCATTTGCAAACGGGGTTAAATTTTCGGACGCGTCAATTACGACGACATTATTAGACGCAATTGATTTAAAAAGATATGTTTTTTTAAGAACATTCCCAAACAAATCGGGTTCGTTTCACAATGACAGTCACACGGCAATTTCACAGTCTAGCGATTACGCGTATATTGAAAATAACCGAGTAATTGACAAAGCAATTAGAGGAGTTGACGAAGCGTTGACACCTTCGTTAAATAGTCCTTTATTGTTAAACGCAAACGGAACTTTGGCAAATAGTACGGTTTCTTTTTTAACAGGACAGGCGAGCGTAATAACTGACGAAATGTTGAGAAATGGCGAAGCGTCCGCAATTAGCGTGACAATTGACCCAAATCAAAACGTCGCAAGTACATCAAAAGTAATTGTCGCAATAGACATTGTTCCGATAGGAGTTGCGCGCAATATAGTTGTTAACATCGGATTTAAAACATCATTATAATCATGGCAACACCATTAATTAACGGCATCAATTACAGTTGGGCGAACGTTAAAGTAATTTTGTTCGGGGTTCCTGTTGTGGGAATTACAAAAATCGAATACAAAATTAAACAGAAAAAAGAGAACCAATATGGCGCAGGGTACGAACCAATTTCGCGCGGTTATGGGAATAAAGAATATGAGGGAAGTATCGAAATTTATTCCGACGAATTAAAGCGAATTATCGCAAGCGCCCCAAACAACGATTTAATGCAAATACCGCCGTTTAAAATTCACGTTCTTTTTGAAAGTGGCGCGGGGGTTTTAGTAACCGAAGACGTTTTGGCAATGTGCGAATTTACGGAAGAAGGTTTGAGCGCTTCGCAGGGAGACACAAAACTTTTAGTATCTTTGCCGTTAGTTATCGGACAAATCAGTCGATAAATTAAAAGAAACAATAAAACCCGTCAAATTCGACGGGTTTTAATTCACTAAATTATTAAAATTATGGAAGCACAAAAAAAAGCGGAAGCGTTAAGCATCAAATTAAATTGTAAAGTATTGCCAATCGTATTTCACGACGAAGAAACAGGCGAAGACATTATCGGGTTTATAAAAGAACCGTCGCGAATGGTAAAACTTCGCGTAATGGATAAAGCAATGACCGCACCGATTACAGCGTCGGCCGAATTATTCGACAGTGTTTTCGTTGAAGACGAAAGCGACAAACGTTTTTTGTCAGACGATAAATATTATTTAGGCGCTACAATGGAAGCATTTAAAACGGTTGAAATGGCGGTAAATACTTTTAAAAAAAAATAGAAGACTACACCATTACTGAACAAAGTAGCGAAGAAACGAGAATGATTGCGTTACTTCGCTACTTTTCGCATTTTACACTAGACGTTGAAAATATGACCGAAGACGAATTGGCTAAAAATTGGGGTCAATTACAATACGCATTAAAACAAACGGGACAATATAATAATTAAACAATGGATAATCAAATAAGGTACACCGTAACGGCAAACGATATGTTATCGGGCAAGTTGCAAAGCATGAACCAAAACGCGGGTTTTCTTAATTCGACAATGGGAAATTTGGGCAACGTAATCACGGGCGCATTTTCAATTTATGCGGTTTCGGCATTTGCAAAATCAGTTGTAAGCGCAGGAACAACCGTCGAAAATGCGACGACGGGGTTAACTACACTTTTGGGAGACGCAAGCGAAGCAACGCGAGTTGTCCAAAATACAATGCAGGACGCAACAAAAACGCCGTTTGCGTTTGAGGGTTTGTTGAGTGCAAACAAAGCATTAATCGGCGCAGGAATTGGCGCAGATAGGGCAAGGGCGGACGTTTTGAATTTAGCCAACGCAATTTCGGCAACAGGTGGCGGGGACGACGAATTGGGGCGAATGGTTGTAAATTTACAGCAAATCAGTAACACAGGAAAAGCAACGGCGCAGGATATTAAACAATTTGCGTTCGCAGGGGTTAATATTTACAAAGTATTATCAGACGCAACGGGCAAGCCTATTTCTAAAATTAAAGAAATGGGCGTTTCTTACGACATGCTTACAATGGCATTGGCAAAAGCGCATGAAAAGGGCGGTATTTATTACAATGGTTTGGAAAACATGGCAGGAAATACAAGCGTACGAATTTCGAACGTTGGCGACGCCGTTTTTCAATTTATGAACGACGTATTTACACAGTCAAAACCATTTATTGACGCGGTTTTAAATTCTGTTTTGGGTTTAATTTCAGGCGTTCGGGATTTAGTAAGTTGGTTTAAACAACATCAGGAAATCACAAAAAGTTTAGGCGTTTTTTTAGGAACCGTTGTTGGGGTTATTTTGGTTTATAATGCACAACAAAAATTGTCCGCAATGTATACGGCATTTACAACAGCATCGTTTATTGCAAATACTTTTGCAACGGGAGCAATGACCGCAGGATTTGCGGGGGCGTCAACGGGCGGAATGGTACTTGCGGGAGTTATGGCGCTAATAAATGCGGTTAACCCTTTTACATGGATTGTAATTGCAATCGGGGCGGTTGTGACGGCGGTTTATTATTGTTACCAACAATTTGAAGTATTCAGGGGCGTAATCTTTGCAATTGGTAACGTAATAAAAACATACGTCGGAATTTGGGGCGATATGTTTTCGGGTTTGGGTCAAATTTTAAAGGGCGTTTTTACATTAGATTTTGAAACGGTAAAAGCGGGTTTTAATAAAATAACCGACACAATAAGGGGGTCGGCTATGCGTTTAGGAAAATCGGCAAAGGACGGCTACACGGCAGGAATTGGCGATTTTGCAAAAGACCAAGAAGCGGGCAAAGAGGGCAAAACAAAAAACGCGCTTGCAAGGGTTAAACCTATGGCATTAAATACAGGCGAAACGGCAGGAAAAGAGAAAAAAGGAACGGCGGGCGTTTCAGGTAGCAAAGTCGTAACGGTAAACGTCACAATAGGCAATTTAATAAACGATTTTAGAATACAGACGACAAACATACAAGAAAGTACAACAGCGATAAAAGACAAGGTTTTGCAAGCGTTAACGAGCGCGGTAAACGATAGCCAATTAGTCGCAGGAAATTAAAAATAAAATGGAAAATTTTAGAGTACCCAAAAAATTAGAAAATCCGTTGTTATTAAATACCGTCGTTAGTTCGGCGGTTTTTGGACTTGCAAACTTTGCGGGTTTGAATAATATTAAAATAATGGACGCGCAAAATTCGCCGTATATTAAAAGCGACGTTCAAAACGGATTTATTAAAGGAGACGTCCCAACGCAAAAATTTATTTCAAAACTTGGTACGGTTGTTTATTCAAATATCATATTTAACGCGGGCGTAATATTGGACGAAAACGGCGTCGCCGATAGTTGGAACGATTTTCGAATTGACGACGTTTTATTGGCCGTTTCGCAAAGTAAAAAAATAATCACAACGGAAATTCAGGGACGCGACGGAACGGTTAAAGAATACATCGGTTTGGACGATTTCCAAATACAAATCACAGGCCGTTTAAATGGAACCTATAACGTAAACCCGAAAGACTTAACGCGCCAATTAAAAATAATTTTGTCAGCAGGGCAACCGTTGGAAATAACGTCTTGGTATTTGCAAAATTTGGACATTACGGACATAGTTGTTAAGGATTTCAATTTCGGGCAAACAGAGGGCGAATATAGTACGCAATATTTTACGATTAACGCATTATCGGACAAACGATTTGAAGCCAAAATAATATCATAATGTTAAAACCTGTCACAAATATAACAATCACGCAAAGAACGGATTTTACTAATTCCGAAAGCGTAATAACGAAAAGGTCAAAAGTTTTTTTCTTTGACTTTTGCAACAGTTGGGAAATAAACGACGGTTGGGAAAACATGACAACGGGCGGGAAAATAATTTTTCCGAAAAATATGTCAGTTGTGGACGCGGAAACAAAAACTACAATGTCTTTTTTTGGTAAAAATAAAAATATTGCAGGGTTTAACGGTGCGCCTTTATTAATGCGTGGCGACAAAGTAAAAGTCGAAGCGTTTTATATTTATTACGACGACAATTTAAGCGAAAAACAAACCGAAAAACGTTTGGTTTTTGACGGTTATATTACAAAAATAAACGCAAAAACACCCGTCGAAATAGAAGTCGAAGACAATATGTATTTATTAAAACAATTACCCATGACCAACGGCGCCTATGGTTCGGGCGTAAGTTTGGAAACGATATTGACAAACGCGTTAATTGGCACGGGTTTAACGGTTAATCAATTAACGACAACGAAATTGACTTGGGACAATTCTTTGTTAATGATTGAAAACATGACAATTGCGCAATTTTTAGAAAAATTAAGAAAAGACGCGTTTTTGCATTGTTATTTTAGGGGTACTGAATTACGCGTCGGGTCAATTGTTTACATCGAAGCCGAAGCCAAAACGAAAACGTTTCAATTTCAGGAAAATATAATTTCGTCCGATTTGACATTTGTACGAAAAGACGACATAGTTTTGTCGGCGGTTGCATCAAATCACATCGAAGAATTAACAGGGAAAACGACAAAAGACGGTCACGCAAAGACTAGAAATTCACGCATCGAAGTTTTAGTTTGGTTTGACCGTTCGGGCAAATTTCAAAGCAAAGAAGTGAAAAAAGGCGACAAACCCGACGCAAATGTCGACGGCGAACGCAAAACATTTCACTTTTTAGAAGCAAAAACGACGGCCGATTTAATTAGTTTAGCAAAAGCGAGTTTACAAAAATACTATTACACAGGATTTAAGGGAAGTTTTACAACTTTCGGAACGCCTAGCGTGGATTTTGGAGACAACGCAATCATAATTAACGACATTTTACCCGAGCAAAACGGAACGTATAAAATAAAAGCCGTTAATATTTCGGGCGGGGTTAATGGATTTCGTCAAAAAATAGAATTAGATTATAAAATCAAATAAAATGGCAGATTTAACAAGAACAATTCAAGAACTTGCAGGGACACGGAACCAAGACGAAGTCAAATTGTATCAATGCAACGTTAATTCAGTAGATTTAAGCAAAAGAACGGCAAACGTTACAACCATAACAGGAAACGCGAATTTAACTTTTGACGCATTATTGACGGCAGGAATTTCCGACGGCTTCGTTATTACGCCCGAAATTGAAAGCATGGTTTATGTTTTTATGTCAAAATACACGTTGCCTTTTATAGTTACATTTTCCGACATAATGCAATTTGACATTATGGGCGGGGAATTTGGCGGGTTGGTTAAGGTTGTGGAACTTACGCAGAAATTAAACGATTTGGAAAACAAAATCAATGAAATAATTACTACCTTTGGAACACACACGCACAACGTTACAGCGGTTGGAGCGCCAACGTCGCCGACATCGACGCCGATTTCGGGAAATTTAGCAATTTCGGTTCGGGCAGACATAGAAAACATAAACGTAAAACACGGAAAAAATGGCGATTAGATACGATTTTGGATTGGACGACGACGGCGATTTGTTATTTACAAACGGCGACTTTGTCATTATTGAAAGCGACCAACAACACGTTATCGATACATGCAACGCCTTTGTCGGTTGGTGGAAAGAATTTCCATTGGACGGCGTGGGAATTGGTAATTTTATGAAGTCAGCAGGCGGGGCGCAACAGTTAGCGCGAAAAGTAAAAATAGAATTAGAAAAGGACGGATATAAAGTTGACAGCCCCGTCGTAGAATTTGGAACAGACGGAAAACTTAATTTATACCCAAATGCAAGTATCTAAACAATTTTCGCAAGGTTGCACACTTTTTGACGTTGTATTGGAATTGTATTTGACACTTAATATGTTGCCAAAATTAATTTTTGACAATAATATTACAGATTTAAACGCAATCACTTTCACGGGTCAAATGTTTAAATACGATACCGATTTTATTTTTAGCGAAACAATGGCGGACGAAATTATTAGAAAAGATTATAAATTTTCGACGGGCGAATTAAAGGTATTTAATCGGGCAATTTTAGGCGATTATTTGCTAATTGAAAGCGAAGAAATTTTAAAAGACGAAGCGAACAACCTTTTTACATATTAAAAAATGAGCAAAAAAATTTCAGAATTACCCGAGTACATAGGAGTAAACAACCCTTTGGGGTTTGTCCCTATTTCTATAAATGGGGTCACATATAAAATCACGCCCGAATTAATTAACGAAGTACCGACGACGCCTTTATTAACGACGGCGTCAAAATTAATCACGGAAGTAAAAGCGGGGCAAGCATTAACAAAAGGAAACGCCGTTTATGTCAGTTCGGCAACAGGCACAAATATAATTGTTTCAAAAGCGTCGTATTTAAGCGAAGCGACTTCGTCAAAAACTTTCGGTTTAATATCGCAAAATATGGCGATTAACGACATCGGCGAAGTAACGACCGAGGGGTTATTATCGGGAATTAATACAATTACGGCAATAATTGGCGACCCTGTTTTTTTAGGCGCTTCGGGTCAATTACTTTTTGGACTTGCAAATAAACCAAGCGCGCCAAATCATTTAGTTAGTATTGGATTTGTGACAAGAGTACACGCCGTAAATGGCGAAATTTTCGTAAAAATACAAAACGGGTTTGAGGTCGAAGAATTACATAATGTCGCTATTTCTAGCGTTGCAAATAACGATTTAATCGCTTGGGACAATTTAACGTCGTTATGGAAAAATAAAAGCATATCGTCAATTTTAGGGTTTACGCCTTTTCAATTGCCAAGTTTAACAAATGGGTCGATTTTATTTTCAAATGGAACGACAATTGCACAAGATAACGCAAACTTTTTTATTGACAATGTTAATAAAAGGGTGGGTTTTGGAACAAATGCGCCGACGGTTCCGTTTGATTTAAGAGGAAACCAATTAATTACATTTGCCGACGTATTAAATAGAGATAGCGGGGCTTTTGCTTTTAACGTAACAAATGGCACGTTTTCAAGATTTAACTTAATTTATGACGCAACTGTTCTTCGTGTTAATATATTTGGTACATCAGCACAGGGATTGAGAATTGAGGGGGGTGCAAGTAATTCAATTACGTCTATTGGTGGCGGTGGAATGACGATTTCTAGTTTGGGAAATAATTTTAGTATTTCAGCGGGAACATTTATTTTAAATACGGGTGGAAACGAAAGGTTAAGGGTTTTTAGTTCAACAGGTAATTTTTGTCTTAACACCACAACCGACAACGGTGGTAAACTTCAAATCAAAGTCGGTGGCGCATTGACAACGGATATAGGTTTGAGGGTTCGAAATAGTACCGACACGGGGGATTTACTTTCTGTTAATGGAATAGGAACCCTAACGGTTAAAAGTAATACATTTACGGGGCAAATGTCATTTGAGCAAATAGGAAATGCCACTTCAAGAATTTTAGGCGGTCCGTCAACTGAAAATATTACTTTTGGGCCGAATAATAGCGTTAATTTAAACGCCGCGGCAGTAAATTTAAACGGTTCCATTGGTATTTCAGCTAATAATATAGGCGCAAATAATGCGACAGGTACTTTAATAAATAACACGGCTTTAATTCAAAGTAACACATTGCGAAACGGAATAATATTCCAAACGCAGGCTTGGCAAAATAACGGTGCGGGCGGTGCGTCTACTATAAACGCCGTTAGTATATCGCCAAACGTCAATATGACTTTGGGAAGTACAACAGGGACGGTTTTATTATTAAACCCAACGTTAAATACAACAGGCGGAACAAACACTTTAAGGGGTATTTATTACAATCCAATTTTAACAAATTTAACAGGAACTACACACATAGCAATTCAAACCGTTTCGGGTAATGTATTATTCAATACTACAAGTGGAAGTACTTTAATTGGAACAGCAACGGACATTGCAAGTTCAAAAGTAACAATTGAAAGTACTAATCAGGGATTTTTACCGCCTAGAATGACAAACGCGCAAAGAACGGCAATTGCAACGCCCGCAGTTGGTTTAATAGTTTATTGCACAGATACGCTCGAGGGTTTTTATTTAAACAAGTCGACGGGTTGGATTTATATTGGTTAAAACAAACAAACAAATAAATAAAAAATAAAAAAAATGGGTTTAATAGTAAATGCTACAAGTAGCAAAAAAATTTTGATTAAAGGGTCTGAAATTGAATTGCCAAACGTTTACGTCCGCGTTGAATTTGGCGCGCGTGGAAATGGTACAACGTTGGAAATTTCAGCGTCAACGTATTTAAATAAAAAGTCATTTAATAACGACGGCATGACATTATTAACAGACGTCCCGCAATTAAATATTTGCGTAGAATTGCAAAAAGAAGAAAAGCAAGACATTGCAAGCGCAGAATTATACGCGAAAACTTCTTTTGAAGAACTTGGCTACATGGTTGAAATATTATAATAAATTGATATATTTGTATTTGTAAAAATATTAATTTAAAAAAATAAAAAAAATGGAAGAAAAGCAAGTAATCGGGATTTTAGTTCAAGTAGCCAAATTAGCACAATCAAAAGGGGTTTTGTCTTTAGACGACGCCGTTGTAGTTTTCAATTGCATTAAGTTTTTAGAAGAAAAGGAAAAGCAAGAACAAGAACAAGAACAACAATTGCAAGAAGACGCAAAGTTGAAAAAAGTCAAGTAAATGAAATATGTAAATTATCTACTAACTAGCCTTTTATTATTTTATACGCCAATTGTCGGACTTTTAATTGGCGTAGGGGTCGCAATCATTTTTGATACATTCACGGGGGTTTTTAAGTCGATAAAATTAAACGGCGTTTCGTCAATAAAAAGCCGAATTTTAAGCAATATTATTTCAAAAATGGCATTATACGAATTATGTATTTTGTCGCTTTTTGCAATTGATTATTATGTTTTAAACGAGTTTGTAATACGGTCATTTGGTATCAATTTCATGTTTACAAAGATTTGCGCAATCATGTTAATTTTTATCGAATTGGTAAGCATCAAAGAAAACATCGAAGCGACTTTCAAAGTTGACCTTTGGAAATTATTAAAAAAATCTTTCAACAGGGCAAAAGAAATAAAAGACGACGTTAACGAAATTTCGAACTAATGGACAAAATCACAATCGAAAGAATTAAACAGGCGCACCCGAAATTAAGGGACGAATTATTGTCGTTATATTCACAATGTAATAAAATGTTACCCGCAGGGGTTCGGTTGCGTTTTGCTTATGTTTTTAGAAGTCCCGCAGAACAGCACGCCTTATTTATGCAACGCCCAAAAGTAACAAAGGCCGACAGTTGGCAAAGTATTCATAATTACGGACTAGCGTTTGACATTGTGTTGCTATACGACAAAAACGGCGACGGAACCTTTGAGACGGCAAGTTGGGACAATAACGAATATTGGCAAACGGTCGTTAAATTTTTCAAATCAAAGGGTTATGAATGGGGCGGGGATTGGAAAACGTTTAAGGACGCACCGCATTTTCAAAAAACATTTGGTTTTGATTGGAAAGTTTTAAAACAGCGTATCGAAAGGGGGATCACGATAATTGACAACGGCATTATTTACGCAAAAATATAAATTATGAAATCACTTTTAAAAATGATTTTTATTTGTTTTCTGTTAATCGGTTGCAGTACCCGAAAAGTTCAGAAATCGACGGAAGTACAAAAAGAAGTAACAATCGAAGCGGTAAAAATTGACGAAGTAAAAACCGACAATACCAAAATAAGCATTGCGGAAACTTGCGACGAAACAATTATCGAACCAATAGACACAATCGCGCCTATGATTGTTGACGGCAAAGTTTATAAAAATGCCCGTTTAAGACGCGTAAATAAAAAAGTTAATACAAATATTATAAAAGATATAAAAGAAGTTAAAAGCACGGTAAAACAAGTCAAAAAAACAGCGTCTCACGAAATAATTAAAAAAGATATTCAAAGGACTTCGATTTCGTGTTGGTGGTGGTTACTTTTAATAATTCCGATTTATTATTTATACAGGAAATACAAAGATTTGATTTGGTTTATTTAAGATAAACGCCCGTTAAGAAATTAACGGGTTTTTTTATGCAAAAAAAACAGCCGACAAAATCAATTGCCGACCGTCCTTTCACTTAAAAAAATACGGAATTATGAGAACCGAATTACAAAGTTAATAATTTTAATTTATAAACAACCCAATAAAACGGCATTTCTTATTTAGAATTAATATAAATTAAACATTTTTTATTTAATTGTGTTGCGTAATTAAATTACATTTGTATCTTTGACCCAACAAACAAACAAAAAATTAAAATTATGACAACAGAAATTAAAATCGGGCAAAAATTTAGTGTAAATGGGTTAAATTATTTAATGACAATAACCAATATAACAGAAAAAGGAAAAATATATTATAGCTCAGGAAATAAATATTTAGCTACAAAAAACATAATGACTAAGTCCCAAATTACAAAAAAAGAACTAGTAGAATATATTAAATTGGGACATTGGAATTTTATTAAATAAACAAAAAACAGGGGCGCGACTGTTAAACGCGCATTAACTTAAAATTCAATTATTATGAAAACATTTTTATTAAAACAAAGATTTCAGATTTATTTTATAGGCGCATGCGTTTTGTATTTTGTCGGTCGCGTAATTATTCAACAACTTTTTAATATTTAATCAAATGAAAATCAAAATCACAAAAAAAGTAGAAGTAATCGAAACGGTAGAAATTAAATTGCCCGCATATTACAAAGACACGGCGCACCAATACAAAATAATTTCCGAAGAATATTGTATTTGCGTAACGGTAAGCGGTGGACTTCAAAAATTACATGCGGAATTACCTTTTAACATCGGCGCAATTGAAAGCACCGAGCAGGAATTTAACGACGCATTTATGAGGGTAATGTCAGAACTTAAAAACTTAATTAAATAATGAAAACAGAAAGCAAACGCGGGCGCAAATCAATTGACCCGCAGGACGTCAAAAATTTGCGGTTTCAATTGGTATTTTCGCAAAATCAAATTAACGCCGTCGGCGGTCGAGAAAATGCCTATAAACTTTTAAAAAACGCAATCAAATGTTAATATTAAAAAACGGTTATTGGACTTTGTACGGCCAAAAATATTGTGAATTAAGCGCAACGGGTAAATTGGTTTTTAATTTGTTATTTGAAGACAAAAAAAGATTTAATTGCGTTGCACAATAAAAATAAAACAATTACTTTTGCCTAACTTAAAAAATCAAAATTATGAATTTAGACGATTACATCGAGGGAACATTTAACCCCGATAACCCCGCAAATTACGAAGACGAAGACAATGAAAACGACATCGACGAAATCGAAGTCGAAGACCCCGAAATTTTAGAAACAAATTAATCACTTTAAAAATTACAATTATGAAGCAAAACACACCTTATGTTAAAAAAGTTGAAAACGGTATTTTAGTAAATCCAATTACAAAAGAAAACCCTTATTTATTTTCCCCGCATAGTTATTTAAAGACGACATTTAGAATGTGGCAAACGGTAAGAAATAAATTTTTTACAGGTCAAACAATTATTAAATAAATTAATCACTTTAAAAATTACAATTATGAGCAAAGACCTTTATTTCGAATTTAAGGCGGAACAAATGGCGACAATGTACGCGCCAACGTTCACAAAAAAAGAAGCGTTATTAACAGGAAAAAGAATGGTCGACGACCTGTTAGAAAAGGGCGAAGTTGACCCGTTGCAAGTTTGGACAAACGTTTGCAGACTTAAAGAGGTTGCAAATTCAGCAGACGCAACATTTAGGGACAAAGTCGAAATTCTTGAAAAGACAGTTATAAACGGCGTCGAGTTCACACCAACAAACGGCGGTAATACTGTTAACTATTCCGAAGACGAAATTTACAACCAATTAAAAGCCGATTTGGACGCCCGCGTCGAATTGCTTAAATTAGCACAAAAACAAACAATTATTGACTCATACGGGAACGACGTTCCAAAAGTCGGGACGACCCCGCGCAAAAGTTCAACAGCAATCAAATTTTAACAATAAACTTTAAAAATTAGAAATTATGGCAATCACAGCAAAAAAAAGCGAAACATTTGAAAGAGAATTAATCGAAGCGGGAAATTATGTCGCCCGTTGTTATAGAATGGTAGAAATCGGGACATGTGACGAAGAATTTTTGGGAGTAAAAAAGCAAATGCACAAAGTCCGTATCGGTTGGGAACTACCAACAGAATTAAAAATATTTAACCCTGAAAAGGGAGAACAACCGTGCGTTATTGACAAAGAATATACTTTGAGTTTGGCCGACAAAGCAAATTTAAGAAAAGATTTACAAAGTTGGCGAGGTAAAGCGTTCACGGACGAAGAAGCCGAAGCGTTCGACATTACAAAACTTTTAGGCGTTTCCTGCATGCTTAATATTATACACGTTCAGGGCAAAAAAGACCCGACAAAAACCTATCAGGCAATCGGGAGCGTTTCGCCAATGCCAAAGGGGTTACTTTGCCCGCCACAGGTTAATGAAACATTTGTCTTTGACTTTGAAAACTTCGACGAAATTAAATTTAACACTTTGCCCGACTTTTTAAAAGAGCAAATCGCAAAAACGCCCGAGTATAAAGAAGCAATTTCACAAACCGTTGAAGCGTCGCCGTTTTTAGAAAATAACGAAGACGAGCAACATTTTATCTAAAAAATAGTTTTATATTTGCAATTGTAATTTAGTGAGATTTATTACAAACCGTAAAATATTATAAAAATCCGATGCAGGACGCCAAATCTCACAATAGGCGAAATGTATCGGATTTTACTTTTTAATTAATAGTTTAACGGTATCTTAAAACCGTGATATTATGGCAAAATTTGAATTAAAATTTTTAGATTTTATTGACAGTAAAGAATTTATTAAGGTTTCGACAGACGTTAATAATTCATTAATTGAAATTTACACAGAAAGCCAAGAAAATTTTTGTTTTATTTATTTAGATAAATCAACGGCAATAAAATTAGCGAAAACACTTCGTACCGAAATAAATAAAATAACTGAAAATAATATTTAGTTATGAACGGTTACGAACTTTCACGGAATTGGTTTGATTGGAGTTTTGAAAACCCCGAAAAAATTAGTCCAAATCACTCGGCACTATATTTTTTTGCAATTGAACATTGCAACCGTTTAGGTTGGCGCGAAAAATTTGGATTTCCAACAGAAATGGCAAAAGACGCAATAGGTATAAAATCATATAATACATACATCAAAACTTTAAATGATTTAGTTGAATGGGGTTTTATAAAAATGATTGAAAGAAGTAAAAATCAATATTCATCAAATATAATTGCATTGTCAAATTTTGACAAAGCACTTGACAAAGCACTTGACAAAGCAATAGTAAAAGCAAGTGAAAAGCAATTGAAAAGCATTGATAGTATAAATAAACCATTAACCAATAAACAGTCTATTAATTGGATTGGACTTTTAGAACAATTTAATTCTATAACAAATAAGAAATTAAAAGTTGTAGACGAAAAAACAAAAAGACAAGTCGTTGCAAGGTTAAAAGACGGCTATACAAAAGCGGATTTGGTTTTGGCTATTACGAATTGTTTTAACGACGAATATCACAAAGAAAATCCAAAATATTTAACTTTAGAGTTTATAACAAGACCCGACAAAATGCAAAAATATTGTCAAGAAATTAACAATAAAAAGCAACCTAAAAAAATCGATAAATTATGACAATTGAAAAAGCATTGCAACGAATTATTTGGCGAGTTTCCAACGGAGCGCACACACCAAACCAAAACGACGTCGAAGCCGTTACGATAGTCGCGGAATGGATAAACAGACAAAAATCGCAGGAACTACAACAAAACAGATTGTTTGCTAAAATGTACGTTTACTGTTTTATTCATGAATTGGATTTTTATAAAGATTTGAAATTCGCACAACGAAAATTGCACGAAATTTTAAAAACGCCTTTAAAGCAATTATACAACGATTTCAAAGACAAATTAAATTTAATCGAATTAAATACTTTAAAAAAGTCGTTAGGTTTTAGTAATTTGCACCCGCTTTTAATAACGGACGAAGAAATCGTAAAAGAAGCCGATTTAATAAAGGAAAATTCAGAAACTATACAAAAGTACGTTTTCGGTATTTGGACGCCTGAAAAGATAACGAACGGCCTTAATAGTCAAATTTCCGAAGCAATAAACCACTACAAAAACTTAAATTAATAAAATTATGATTGATTTGCCAAAAATCGAGTTGAAACAAGAACCGCAGGAGCAGGAATTTAATTTTAAACAAATTCACGATTTGCAATTTGTCGACATCGACGAAGTATTAAAACCGCAACCCGTAGCAATTAGTATTGGTGCAAGTCAATACAAAGGCCAAAGTTACCCGATACCGTTCGGAAGTTACGGGGATTTTAGTTGTATTGTCGGAGCGTCAAAGTCAAAGAAAACATTTTTAAAATCTTTGATAACGGCCTGTTATATTGGCGGAAATTCCAACGTATATTCAACAGAAATAAAAGGCCACAACGTCGGCAAAAAATGGGTCATTGATATTGTCACGGAACAAAGCCAATATCACGCCCAACGCGTTTTTCGCAGGGTTGCCGAAATGGTCGGAGCAAACCCAACAAATTACGTTCCGTTTTCTTTGCGTACATTGTCGGCAAATGAACGTTTTAAATTCATTGATTGGATTTTCAACGAAAGCAAATATAAGGGCAATATCGGTTTGTTAATTATTGACGGGGTTGCCGATTTGGTTAACGACGTTAATAATTTGGAGCAATCCAACGAAGTTTCGCAAAAATTGCTAGAATGGAGCGGGAACGAAAATTGCCACATAATAACAGTTTTGCACCGAAATTTTGGAAGTAACAAGCCGACGGGACATTTAGGGTCAGCAGTTTTAAAAAAAGCCGAAACGACGGTGTTTGTAGAAAAAGAAGACGACGCCGTTTTGGTTACGTCGGAATATAGCAGAAACCAACCGTTTGAAAATTTCGCCTTTACAGTTGACGAAAATTGGTTGCCTTGCGTAATTAACGAAGCGGTTACAAAACAGGAAATTGAAAAAATATTTAACAATAAAAACAAACCAAACTTTTAAAAATAAAAATTATGAAATCAAACAAAATCGACGCGTTAAATTATCAATTGACATCAGGAAAAGCAACAAACGACCGCGCAAAAATATTGTTGGAAATATCAAAAAGACCGCTAACAATTGAAAACCTTGTTTTAATGGGTTGGAAAATACAAACCGCGTCGGCGCGTTGTTCGGAATTAGAAGACTTGGGAATGATTAAAAAAATGTATAACCCGTCTAATTCGTTTTCGTGGTTTAAGTTTGTAAGCGACCCACAGGAGCGCGAAGACTTGCGAAAACAAATTGCCAATAATAAAAAAGCCAAATATTTTGCCAAAGGCTTGGAAATGGGTTATTTTGAATTAAACGAAAACGGTTTAATTATAAATTATAAATTTACTTTGTAATGCAAAAAATTACAATCAGGTCAAACGTAAACGGCGGGAATTTAAAAAGAAACCGAAATTTAATAATAGACGCAATAAAAACTTTTGAGGGCAACGACGTTTTAATCACTTTTGAAAAGCCAAAAAAGAAACGTTCAAACCCGCAAAACGCGTTTTATTATGGCGTAGTTATTCCAATTGTACAAAATTGTTTGCGTGACGCGGGGCATGTAATGACAAACGAAAGCACGCACGATTTAATAAAATTGAAATTTTTAAAAGAAATAATTTTGGCAAACGAAGACACGGGCGAAGTTATCGAACGCGTAAAGTCAACGACGGAACTTTCAACGTCTCAATTTATGGATTTTGTCGCAGAAATTCGACAATTTACAAACGATTATTTCGGCGTCGATATTCCCGAACCAAGCCAAGAAATAACATTGGATTTTGGGAATTAAAAAAAAATAACTAAAAATAAAATGGAAAATAAAATAAAACCCCGAAGGTGCAAAATTTGCCAAATCGTATTCACGCCCGCAAGACAATTGCAGGGCGTTTGCGGTTACGATTGCGCCAAAGCATACGCGAACAAATTAAAAGAAAACAAAGCACGTCAGGAAAAGAAAATCTTAAAAGAAAAGCTAAAAACTTTGTCCGAGTATGAAGCCGAAGCGAAAAAATCATTTCAAAGATTTATTCGTTTTAGAGACAAAGAATTGCCGTGCATAAGTTGCGGAAATGTAAACCCAACAGATTGGGCGGGCGGTCATTTTTATAGCGCGGGAATGTATAGCGGTTTTATTTTTGACGAAAGAAATTGCCACAAACAATGCAATACGCATTGCAATAAACATTTAAGCGGTAATTTATTAGAATATCGAAAAGGATTGATTAAACGATACGGAAACGATTTTGTTAACGAATTGGACGCTATTTCAGATAGCAAAAGAGATTATAAATATACAAAAGCCGAATTAATCGCAAAAAAATTAAAATACGATATTTTAATAAAAGAAATGAAATGAACAATAAAAATAAATTGCGGGCGGGTTCGCGTTGGCACGGTACAAAACAAGTTCCCGAACACGTCCAAATAAAAAAAGACAAACACGGGCGCGAATGTTATTTGACGGGTACTTTTTTGCAAAATGGGGTTTGGTATCACGAAATAAAATACATCGATAACGACGAAATATTTACGGGTCGTTACGACATTTTAAACCCGTTCTTTGAAATTAAATTTATAAAATAAATAAAAATATTATTGTTTTTGTTTGTGTAATTAAAATGTATTTATATCTTTGACCCAACAAATAACAAAAAAATACAAAAATTATGAAAAATCACATCAAAGGAATAATGGAAAATGCAAAAAGAATTTACGAATATGATAACCGTAATTTTCAAACAAAAGCGATAAATAGTTGTATTGATAACGGAATGGTTACAATCACAATTGCAGACAAAGACAGGTTAAGCACCAACGCAAAGATTTTAAACAAAGACGGGAGTTTATTTGGTTTTAATTTAAGAGTTGACGCGTTCGGATTTACAAGTCGCGTTCGGGTTCATCATTATATTGCGCCAAACGATATTTTGTTAACAATTGGCAATTTGTTAAATAAACAAAACATTAAAGAAAAAATAGGCGCAACTTATTTAGAGAATTGCGATTGTTCCCGTTGTCACGGTAAAGGAATTATTCCGCAATTTCACTATTATTGCTCGGGAATTTGTTTCGATTGTTACGGGTCAGGAAAAAAAGTTGTAAAAAAATCAATATAATAAAAACGGGGGCGCGTCCGTTCAACGCGCATTAACCTAAAAAATTAAAATTATGAAAGTATCGGATTTAAAAAAAGGGTCAATTATTGAAATACGAATGAATTTATCGCCTGAAAAAATGGACGTACCCGTAAAAGTAGAAATAGAACGGGCAACCGATAAATTTTTGTGGTTTAAATATAATTGTTTACAAAGAATGGGTCGGAATACTTTTCAAAATTGTATCGACCATTTTAATTGCAAAATAATATCGATTTAAAAATAAACGGAGCGCGTCCGTTCAAAGCGCATTTATTAACTAACTTAAAAAAATCAAAAAAATGAACAGTTTAAAAAAAATCGAAAAGTACGAAAAGGCGTTGGAAATTATTTTATTTTGCGTAGAAGTTAACCCAAAGGTTAATTTGACCCAATTACGCAGGGAATTAAAAATAAATAAAAACTTCATTTCGGCATTATCAAAATTAAAGATTATTGAAAACAACGGAAATCGTGGCGCGTCAAATTACACGTTATTAAGAAAACAAACGCCCGAAATGACAATGGAAGTTTTAAACTTTGCAAATAAATTGTCGTTAAACGTAAAAGAAACAATTATCGAAAAACATTTCGGAATTATTCAAATACAAAAAAAATCATTTTTACAAAAATTTGTCGACATTTTTAAATTTTAATAAATGGGGTTATTTAAAGAACTATTTTACAAGTCACGCAGGACGCAAAACGAACTTTCAAAGGTTTTGAATTATACACCCGCAAATTTGTCAATTCTGAAACGAAAACAACCGCCCTACTTTGTTAAATTAGAAAAGGCAATGTTGACCCTCGGGATTGAAAATTTAGAAGCGCACGAGGGAAATTTAACAATCACAATAAAATTAAAATGCAAAGAATAAAAAAGTTAATCGAAAACAAAATACCCTTTGCGGTAATGAACTATAAAAAGACGCCCGCAGGATTGCCCCGCAATGCGTTTGAATTAATTGTAATAAACCCACAGGACGGCGAATTAAATATTTTTGAACTTGACCCGCTAGACATCAAAATCTTAAAAGGTCGAAAACATCAAAAAGAAATCATTATCAAAAACAAAACCGACGACGGGCAAGTTTACGAGTTCATGAATTTTAAACAGGTTTACGACGACGCAATGAAAGAATTTCAACAGTTATTGCAGGAACACAACAAAGCGCAACAAAATTAAGATTATGCAAACAACATTAATAAAATGGTTATTTGACACTTTGCGGGTAAATAATTACATGAACAAAAAACAATTTGAAAACGCCAATACATGGCTAATTCAGGAAGCAAAAGAAGCCGAAAAGGAAATTTTAAAAAATGCATGGGAAACGTCAGAAAAAAACATGCGCGCAACGTTTAGCAATTCAACACATAAAGGCGTTACATTTGAACAATATTATAATCAATTAAAAAAATAAATGAAATCATTATCAAACTATTTATTTAAAAAATATTTTGAATGTAATAAAACACAAAAACAATATTGGTTTGATTTATATTTAAAAGCATATTTCAAAGAACAAATACAAAAATAAAACTTATGAAAACATCGTTAGAAATGTTAATCGACGAATTAACAAAAAACATCGTACCAAGCGAGCAAGCGGACGAAACGGAATTGGCTAGAAACGGAGCGTTTCACGTTGCTATAAATTACGCCCGAACTTTTCAACAACGGGAAAAAGATTTGATTTTGTCGGCGTTCGATAGCAAGTTTAAAGGAACGGCAAAAGAATTTTACGACGCATGTTTCACAAAAAGCAATTTATAAAATGACACCAACAGAAAAAGCATTGGAAATAGCAAACGCAATGTATAACGGAAGCGTTTTCGATAAAACAAAAGAACAACATTTGTTAGAACTTGAAAACGCAAAGCGTTGCGCATTAATAGCAGTTAATGAGATATTAAATTGGGTAATAGTTGGAACTTATGACTATGAGTCATTAAATGAATTTTGGCAAGAAGTTAAACAAGAAATAATCAACTTATAAGTTTATTTTATGACAAAGAAACAACAACCCGACCCAATTACCGAAACAATTTTCGAAACTGAAAAAAGACTAAAAAGAAAAGCAAGCGTAGTTCTAGCAGAAGCGAAACAGATTGAAGCCGTCAAATTAAAAAGCGGTTTTCATTGGATTTTAATAGATAACAAAACAATGGTTTTAAGAAAAATAAAAAAATAATGTCAAACAAAATAAATTCGTTAAGTCAAAAAATTTTAGTCGTTGAATACTATTTGACGCATAAAACAAACGGTATAAAATTAATTGCAAAGGAATTGGAAATCATGCAAACTTCATTGTTAAAAATCGTTAACCAATACGAAAAGGACGGGTTTTTGATTTTACCGTCAAAAATGAATTAACTTTGTATTTTACAACGAACAAACAAAGAAAATGGCAAACGAAGGCAATTTAATAAAATATCAAAAAGGACAATCGGGCAACCCAAGCGGGCGCCCTGTTGGTGCGCTTGGTAGTAAAACTATTTTACAAAAATATTTAAACCTAGTAACTAGCGCAGAAAACCCAATAACAAAAGAGTTTGAAAATTTGACAATCGCCGAACAAATGCACCTTAAACAAGTTGCAAAAGCAATCGAGGGCGACTTATATTCTTACAAAGAAATAATCGACAGATTAGAGGGCAAAACAATTTCAGTTCAGGAAATCAAACAGGAAATAACACAAAAGACGTTGCGCGTTGGATATGGAGACAGCGACAACGAAGACGCGGACGAAAATTTCGACAATGGATAAAATAGACTTTAACCCCAAATTATTTAACAATCTTTATTGGCATTTACTAAATTATTTTAGTGATGCCAATTTCCGTTTTATATGGGTTTACGGCGGTTCGTCAAGTTCCAAAACCTTTTCGGTAGTACAACTTCAAATCGTACTTATGTTATCAGGCGAGGGCGAAAATAGTTTGATTTTAAGGAAATACGCAAGCGACATTCGCGACAGTATCTTTGCCGACTTCAAAGGCATAATTTCTGAATGGGGTTTGAATGATTTATTTATCATACAACAAAATTATATTATTTGCGTCCCGACGGGTTCGTTTGTTCGTTTTCGTGGTTTGGACGACAGCGAAAAGGTCAAAGGGATTTCCCAATTTAAGCGGGTAATAATGGAAGAAATTTCACAGTTTGACGAATTGGATTTTAAGCAAATTAAAAAACGTTTGAGGGGTCGCGTCGGCCAACAGATAATCGGAATATTTAACCCAATAAGTGAGCAACATTGGATAAAAGAAAATATTTTCGATAGGGAAACATTAACAGACATCGAAAGCAACATTTGCCAAACGCAAATAAACGCCACAGGAGACACGATAGTTTTGAAGACGAACTATTTAGATAATAAATATATTGTCGGCGAATGGGACGACGACGGGGCGCAAATCGGCGGTTTTGTCGATACGCATGTAATCAATGACTTTGAAAAGGATAAAATAAACGATTTTAATTATTATCAAATATACGGTTTGGGTAATTGGGGGAAACTTCGCACAGGTGGCGAGTTTTGGAAGGACTTTCAAACGGACAAACACGTCACGACAAAAAGTTGGGACGAAAGTTTGCCAATACATTTATCATTTGACGAAAACGTTAACCCACATATCACATGTCTAGTTTGGCAAATTAACGGCAAAATCGCGACACAGATTGACGAAATTTGTTTGCCCGACCCGCGAAATAGAGTTTTAGACGCTTGCAACGAATTTAAACAACGGTACCCCGTCGGCAGGGTCAAAGGTTTATTTTTATACGGCGACCGAACAAGTATAAAAGAGGACACGAAGTTGGCGAAAGGAGAGAATTTTTATACCAAAATAAACCAACATTTAGCCGAATATTCACCACGTTTGCGCATGCAAAGTGTAAACCCAAGCGTCGCACAGTCAGGGGGTTTCATTAATGAAATTTATCGTAATTGTTTTGAAAATATAACTATCTTTGTAAATGATAAATGCAAAAAAAGCCTTTTCGATTATCAATATGCATTAGAAGACAGCGACGGAACCATTAAGAAATCAAAGAAAACAAACCCCGTAACAAAGGTAAGTTTTGAGGAGTTCGGACATTGTAGCGACGCGAAAAGGTACTTTTTAACGGTGGCGTTTGCTACTGAATATCAAAATTATTTAAGAGGTGGCCGAAAGTCCACAATTTCAATAGGTAGAAATAGAACAAAATCAGGGTATTAAATGAGTAAATTTATATTTAAAATGTATTTGACATTCATTTTGATAGTCTTTAAAATAAAAAATTTATGGCGTATTTAAACGGCACGGACTATTTATTGCAAATTCAGGACGTTAATTTGCAACAAATCATTAATTCAAACGTCGCAATCAGGGAAAATGCAGACCTATTGGCCGAAGCCGAAGCGCGTTCGTACTTAATACAAAAG